GTCATTATTTATAGTTAAGCAACCACCCCGTAGAGTGGCTGCTCTACTATATAGTGATTACGCGTTTAATCGCTTTTCTATGTTTGCATAAATCTCCATACCTTCATCAGTTTTGAACCAATGTGCTAAAGCAGTATATGGATGCTCATCAAACGGTACAGTCATTATTTTTCTATCAGTTGATCCCCATAAGAAATTGCGTTGATCAGATGATAATTTTATAATACCTTCTTCTACAGCTTTAATACCAAAGTTTCTAAGCTGAACATTATCATCAGCCGCCAACTCTAAGAATAAAGCAGGATTGTTTCGAGCAAATAGTAGTAAATCTCTTTTAAGCTCCTTAGAACTCATGTTAGATACCTCTGATCCTTTCTCCACTCGCATTATAGCTTCAGCCATGTCAATGTCTATTTGTCTAGCTAAAATTATAGCGTCAGCCTCCATCTCTAGAACTTCAATTTGTTCTTCAGCAATAACGCTTGGTTTAAACTCGTAAAAAAGTTTATCTCTGTCAGGGTGAAAGTTTGATAAAAGCTTTTGTAAAACTGTTTTTTCTTTTGGAACAAATAAACTTCCGTTTCTAAAGATGATATGAGAAAGTCTTTGGTCTCCTTTCATTTCGTCAACAAAAGAAGTAATTTGATTTTCACAATACTTTAGCTCTCTTTCATAACCTTTTTCCTGATCAAACCAGTATACTCCTGTTGCTTTTATTGACCTAGAAACAGGCTTTCTATTTCCTTTAAGATAATAAATCCTGTCTTTTATTTCCCAAGTTGGTTTTTTAGGCTCAGGTTTAGCTTTTACTTCAACCTCAACCATTTCGTTTGTAGCTTTTACTTCAGGAGCTACATCAACCTTTTTTGTTTCTTTTTTTGCCATGATATAATATAATAAAAATTAATAAAAAAAACTACCCCACCCGAAGGCAGGGTAGCTTAAAGTGATTTACTTTAATAACATAAAGTTGTTTGCACCTTGAGTAATCAAACATCTTTCAGTTAAGAAGTGTAGTTGCATTGCATCTAAAGCAGATGTAGCAGCTCCAACTGAACCAGTAGTCCAAGTCTTCATTCTACGATCATCAGTTTGAGAAGCTCTGTAACGTACGTGTAAGAACGGACGCTTAATAGAAGCACCAACAGTTTGATCATAAACAGATGAAGAACCAGCAGGAATAACTACTCCGCGAAGAGCATTAGAACCTGCAGTAGCATTAATACCACCACGAGTAGCCTTGTCGTTCAAGTAACGGAAGTCAGACTTGTAGAAGTCGTAAGAACCTCTTCTGAATCCAGAGAAGCCTAAGTTTAAAGCCATATCTTCAGAGTTGTTGAACACTCCGTAAGATGTACCACCAGCACCGTAAGAATTCATAGAAGCTAACATATCGTCCATAGCTAGAGAAGTAGCTCTATTTAAGAACAACATGTTTTCTTCAATAGCTCCTTGAGAATCAAATTCAGCCAATATAGCATCGAACTCAGCTAAGTCAGTAGCAGCATTAACACCAGTAATACCAGAAGTTACGTTACCTCTATCTTCGATAGCAGCAAATAAACCTTCAGTACCAGTGTCTTTAGCAACGTCGTTAGCTCCTGAACCACCAAGAACAAAAGATTCTTCAGTGATATCGTTACCAGCTCCACCTTTTTCAGCTTCTAACATTGCCATTTCAACATAATCAGTAAAACGAGCTCTTGTGTCAGACTCAGCTTTTAGATACCATAAGTATCCACCTTGTCCAGCTTCAGTAGAGATCTCTACCCAACCAATACGAGATGCATCAGATCCTGATACTTCGTAGTAATCTTTCATGATGATTGGCTTGTTGTTAAAGCTTTTGAATACAGGAGCGTTAGCCGTGTGCGATGTTGCAGTTGCAGCACCAGCAGCGTCATTATAAGCAGCGCCTTTAGCGTATTCAGAACCATAAACTAATATAGTTGTTACATCACCTGCAGTTTGAGCTGTTAGAGCAGCAGCGCCGTAAGGAGCCACGTCAATTCTATCAGTTGCAACTTTAACTACTAAACACTTAACAACTCCATTAGTAGAGTCAGAGACAATAATAGTGTCATTAACTCTAATACCGTGGTTACCACCTGTAACGCCAGTATCGCCGTCGATGTCTTTAGTAATATCAATTTGAGAAGACGAATCTAAACCGCCACCCGTAGAGGCTACGTGTCCTTGGTAAGATAAGTGTAATCTTCCTTGTTCAGACCATACAACTTGATCAGCTGTCATAGCCTCTTCTGCGCCAACTTGATTAAGGAAACCAGAAATTGTACGAGGTCCAAAAACCTCAGCTTCTTTTTCCATCAAATCTGGAACATATTGTTGAGCCCAACCTTCGTTGGCTGTGCTCGCTAAATCTAGGTAATTTGAAGCTAGAGCCTGCTTGTTTGGAGCAGGTACGCTATTCAAATTTGTACCATTAGTAATTGCCATTTTTTTATAGTTTTAAATGGGTTAATAAATTATTTTCTGTTTTTAATTTTAAACTTAAAATCAGAAGAGTTGTCGCCTAATACTTTAACTTTCATTCCACCAGTGTTAATTGGTCCTGTAAACTGTTGTCTTGGGTCCATGTTAACATTTTTAGATTTAGCAACGCTCTCCTTGAGTGCGTCAGCTTTACCTTGCTCGTAGAAATGTTGCGCTATAGCGTCAGCATTCATAGCTGTATATAAACTTTTATGATAACCTTTAGCGTCTGACATTGTGTTATCTTCGTTCAAAAACTTTTTGACAAAGTTGTTAATGTCGCTTTGGGTATCTTTAACAGACTCAGAGTTTTTAACATTATACCTAAACATTTTATCTCCAACATTGTATTCAAAACCTTTGAAGTCTTTGTTGAATAATTGATTAGTTTTATTTAAAAACGTTTTGTGCTGTTTTTCAGCTACTTTATTATTGTCTTCCGACTCTTTGTTATATCTATTAAAGAAATCAATTGCTTTCTGCTGCTCTACTGTGAGCTTGCTTCCAGCCTTGATATCTTCATAGTATTTGGATTTTACACTTTCCAAGTGGTTCTTTGCTTGAGCAACTTGCTCCTTCAAAGCTAATTTCTTTCTTTTTATATCTCTTTGCTCGTCCTCTTCTTCGTCGTAAGAAAATTGATCTTCCATCATGAAGTCTATTTCTTCTAAGTCTAGATGAGGTTTAGTTTGCTTGTAGTATTCTCTTAGTAAAGATAAACTGTCAAAGTCAGAGTAATCTTGATTTAATCTAACGTAGTCTTGTATATCTCCTCCAGTTTCTTCCATAAAGTCAACTAACTTTTGGACATTCTCTGGTAATGGTTTTCCAGTCTCTTGAGCTTCAGCTATAGCTTCTTCTACTTCCTCAGTAACAGCCTCTACTTCTTCAGCTATCTCTTCTTGAGTTATCTCTTCTAGTACCGCGTCTTGTGCTTCGGCTTCCGGCTGTACTTCTTCTTGTTCTTGTACGGGCTCGGTATTTTCATCGCTTCCAACCACTCCTGCGTCGTCAGCTGTATCATCTGCAGCTTCTGTTGTTTCTTCTTGGTTTTCATCTTCAACTGGTTTGCTTAAGTCTATTTTAATAACACTATCGTCGCCAGCGCTTTCAAATTTACTTTCATCAACTGTTTCTACAGTTTGTTCTTGTGTAGTCTCATCAACTACGTTTTCATTTTCTTCCATGATAAAATATTATATAATTAATTATTTAGGTTCAAAAGCACCTAAATCAAATCCACCTCCAAGTATATCATTACCTGAAGATTCAAAGTTTTTAGGTGGTTTTCCTGATTGACGTTGATCTATTAACTCGCTTTGTTGTGAAGCTTGTATTTTAGTTCTCTCGTCTTTTCTATTTTCTTTAGCATCTTCTCTAGCTTTTAAGTTAGAAGAGTCTATAGATCTTAATTGCATGTTATATTGAAACTCTTGTTCCATTAACTGCGCTTTTAAAGCTGCATCAGCTTGCATCTTTTGAGCGTCTAGTTGAGCTTGCATTTGAGCTAGCTGAGCTTCTGCTTGTTTTAACGCTTGTTGCTTTTGTATTTCAAGTTGAGCTTGTGCTTGTTGAGATTGTGTATTAGCTTGAGCTTGCGCTTGTATATTTTGCTGCTGCATCATTTGATCTCGCTTAAGCTTTTTACCTCTACGTATTTTAAGCAATTGATTAGCTAACTTAATATTCTTAATATCTCTAAGATCTATAGCATCTTCAAGATCTATTATCTTCTGTGCTAATGCTTGCTGTATGTTATTTTCAAGTATTGCTTTTTGCTCGTCATCCGGTGCTAGCTCTAAGAATATTCCAAAGTCATACAAGTGTAGCTCTGACATTTCTTGCAGTGTAGCAACATTGTGCACACCTATACTTTGTATGAACGCTTCTTTAGTAGGTGAATATTCTATTATATCTGATATTCTTAATGATAAGCACTCACACACTTCTGCTGTTAGAAATAAACCAGAGTTTAATATATGCCTTGTAGCAGTGTTACTATTAGCTGCAGCTAGCTTTTGCACGCCTACTAAAGCTCTTTCATCAGGCATGCTACCATCACGAGCTTCGTTAAGTCCGGTTACGTCACGGATCATTTGCAAGTAATAATTGTAGTTGCCAATTAAGGCTTGTATTTTATTTCCACCAGATCCACTTGTTATTTCTTGAATAGGTACTTTGCCAGGATTCATATCACCTTCTGAAGTAAACGATCTACCTATAACAGAACCCGTTTGGAAGAACATGTTTAACGCTTCTTGAGGATTATAGTTTGTACCATTACCTAAATCTACTTCAGCCAAACCATCAGCATCTAAGTAAACACCATCAGGCACCATACGTGACATTACTTGCTGTAGCTTTAAATGTGTTAACTGTATCATGTCAGCAAAACCTGTAATACGTTTTACTAATGATTCAATTTTACCTTTATACATCCTTGGAGCTACAATACTATAGTTCATTTTTACTTTAGTAAAGTTGCTTTTAGGACGCATCATGTTCTCAGACATCTCCCATTTAAGTAGTTTATTTGTACCTAAAATTAAAGCTCCTTCATACAACGTTTCAATAGCTCTTTCCAGCTTTGAGAAATTACCTTCAACACCTTCAGGTGGATTAAAGCTGTCGTCTTTTTCTATAAGCTTGTCTGCGCCGCTACCTGTTTCTTTTACTTTATACACCTCGTTCATGTACGTTTTATAATTAAAATATAAAACTTGAACTTTATTGCGATCTATATCTTCATACCTTGGGCCTGAATTGTAAGAATTAGATTTTTGCGCATAACCTGATTGTTGTATTTCTTGTAAATCTTCTTGCGATAAGTGAGGAAACTGCTTTACAAGCTCATTGATAGGTATAGTTTTAACTTCACCAACGTAATATATATCGTCAAAGTACGGAGACTCTGTGTAAGAATATACTAAATCAGCTGGATCAACATAATCTACAGTAACACCTTCTGATGTTGTAAAATTACTTTTAACAGCGGCTATACCTAAAACTGTTAGATCGTAGTATAATTGTCTTTTTATTAATTCATAGTTGTTACCATCTAGTAAAACATTGATAGCCTGCTCTTCCGCTATCTCTACTGCTTGCTTGTAAGTTAGCTGCATGTGTAGCTCTAGCTCTTCTTGTGTTTCTGGTAACTTTTCAGGATCGTTTTGATACAGGTTAATACCAAACTCTTGAGCAGCAAAATCATTCATTTCTTTAGTAGCCATATCTCCAAGTACACTTTCCATGTACTCAGTTCTTTTTGCTACGCCGTAAGGATCTTGTGAATATGCTTTTATATCAAAAGCTCTGTCTGCAATACCGTTAACAACTATGTCTACAAACTTAGGTATTATTGGAACAGGGCTCCAGTCTAAGTTTAAGTAGCTTAAATCACCGTTTATAGATAACTCGTCTTTATATTTTTGTATAGACTGCTCGCCTCTAGCGTACAATCTTAAATTATGGAAATTATTAAAGTTTGCGTCATATCTAGTGTGACTTCTATCGTTATGAAACCACTCTGTTTCTATTGCTTTAGCAACCTTTAACCCGTAATCGTAACTTAGCTTTTCAGCGTCACTAACTACTTGACTTGGAAAATAACTTTTTATAACAGACTCTGCCATATTTTATTTTATTATTGTAGATGTATATCCTTTGTTATCGTACGTTGATACGTTTATGTTTAATTTTGGTTTTATTTTTGTTGCTGTTGGTGTGTAAAGGTGTCTGTTGCAAGCCATTATAGCTAAACCTGAGCTTATAGTTGCATCAAACTTTGTTCTTTTATTTATATCAAATCTAGACCAATCATTTAATGTTTCATTAAAGTATATATTTCCGTAAACACCGTCGCCCTTGTGGCCAACATGTTCTTGTATATACATCTCAATAGCAGCAGCGTGAGCTTGTTTAATATCTTCACTCGAGTTTGGTATTCCACCTATTTCTTTTTCAGTAACAGAAAGCTTATTCCAAGCTTTATCTGGCCTGTTCATGCTGAAGCCTCTATAACCTCTACGTTTCAAATAATAAAGTAATCTTGGTTTATTGTTCTCTGCAAGTAAAGGCATACCATAAAATACTAATGACATTAAAACATCTTCAAAGAATATGTCCGCGGTTTGTGGTCTAGCTATATACTCTAAGAACATATGGTTTGGTGGTGCGTCTTCCATAGAAAACTTAGTTAATCCATGTAGTGATCCTTTAGAACCTTTGCCACCAACAGTACCACTAATGTCGTAACTGTCACAACCAAAAGCTCCAACGTGTTCGTTGCCAGGATATTTAACTCCATTTTTTACTATTATTTTATTCTGCAAATGACTTGGAGGCGTCCAGCTTATTTTAAATCTACCTTTATCATTAGGGTAGAATATAACGCTACTATCTTTAACACCGTTTAACCATTGAAAGTTACCAGTTGTAGTAGCATTATCATTACCTATGCCTTCATTATAATCTATTTGCTCGTATATCTTAACTAAGTTAAATATACTATTTTTAGCTTCATCTCTAAAAGCGTGTTCTTCTGTTCTAGGAAACTGGCGATAAAATTCATTTAAACCGTCTTGATCTCCTTTTAAACCGTCAGCTTCGTTATTCCAATGATCAATTATACCATAGTCAATTAATTCACCGTCGGGTCCGTATACATCATGATCTGGGTTATTAAATACAGGTTGTCCGTACTCGTCAATAAATCCTTCATAGTTCCACTCCATTGGGATAAACAAAGAATATAAACCAGACTTTGTTTGTCCATTGCGGTTTCTAGAAGTGACATCTGAGTCATTGTATAGTTTTTTAAAATTATCTCCACCTTTATCAAGAGCATTACTCGTTGACCCCATCATGCACTTACCAACTATACGAGCACCTAGCCTTAAACAAGTTTTAGTTACTCGCCAGTTGTTTAGAATATTATCAGGTCTCTCCCACTTACCGCTTTCATCATGCACTAACAAGCTGAGCTTTTCACCATCATAACTGTTGTCTCCAGTGTTTTTCCAGTCAATAGTAGTATCAAGTCCAACCAGCTCTTCCTGCTTTTCGTTCGTAGTAATTTTTCTACGCGTAAACTTACTTGCAGGAACCCTATAAGCAAGTTCACTTTTAGGTCTGTCCATACCGTCTTGTATCGGTTTAAAGAAAAACGGATAGTTGACAGATATTGGTACAACTTTATCGGTAA